TAGGGAAGCAAACTCTCGTTCCGTTATTACCTCGGCTTCGGTTTTTGAGTCGTTTTCTGCCATATTTTCATCCTCTTTATGTTGTATCGTTTCGCTACTTTCACATTCACACGAGTCTCCGTGCGAACAAGAATCGCAACACGATTCCTTTTTCACATCTTCCTCGTGTACATCACATTTCATATCAATCGTGCATTCGTCGCAGACCGCCTTAGCCAGTTTATTGTCAATAAATGACACTTCCACTGGGCGGATGTTAGTAGCATAGGTGTCACCCATTACATCAATATCTTTGGAAAACCAATCGATACTGACATTCGTGACATCCCCATCCTTCATCTTCTGCATTGTTTCATAGGCTTTTTCATTATTGGAAAGTTGAGCCAACATTTTGATGGCAATCTTCCCATTTTCCATTTCTTTTATCTCGGGGTTTATTGCTTTCCCGATCAAATCATCAGGTGTTCGCTGATGATTAACGTAGATTGGTAGCTCGTTGAAAGCTTCTACAGTATCTTTAAGTATGTTAGATTCTATATAAACCTTTTGTTCTTTACCATCTTCAGTGTATTCGTGCAATCCTGAAGTAATAGCGAGGACAGGGAACTCCCACACTTCTAAACTGTCGTCGAAATTCTCAGGAAAAGTATCAGCAATAGCTTCTAATCCAAAATTAAGCGCAAAGCTTCTGCGTACATCGTTTTCGTTATATTGGCTGAATTGATGAGGTGTATCATCATCATCCGCAAAACGCATCTGGCAGATATTCTGGCTCATTTGTTCGTGTTTTTCGAAACCCCGTTTCTTTAAGCGGGGTCCTACATCAATTAGACATCTTTCGTAGTTACTCATTTTTACGTCTCCCTGTGGCGTTAGCGCCAGGTTCAAAAGCACGGCGTGCTGTCTTTCGGACATCGCCTTTCTTTGTTGTGCCTCCCCTGTTTTCGGTGCGCTCTGTTTCTTCTTTCTTATCCTCATCTCTGCCACCCGATATATTTACTTCTTTTTCGGTAGCTTGCATTTCTACAACTCCCTGTGGGTCGAGTCCGCGCTCTTCCCTTACTTCTTCAGGTGCAAGTACACCTTCAGCCAAGTAAATCATATCAGTCTTCGCTTTGGTGAAGGCATCTTCCACATTCATTTGACGGAATGCGAAACGAACATCTTCACCCAATTGTGGCATCAATTGCGAATTGAAAGAAGCTTCAACAGCCTTTTGTAAATATTTTACAAAGGGTTCAAAAATTGGTCTAGCTTCAGCAGGGTTAGACCACATAGTAACCGGCACTTTAAGAGCCATATGGATTTTCATAGAAATATCATCAATATATTTACCATACTCAAAAGCGCGTCTTGTTCCTGTCATTTCTTTAATCTCAATATCATTACCGTGAATTATATCTTCTCCCGGCTCCAAACCATTAAAAGCACTGACAATCTCATTTATTTTATCTGGACCGTAAGGCATATCAGGTAATCCACAGCTTATATCATAACGGCTATTAGCATATTTATTAAGTGCAGCACCTACATCACGTTCTGCATAATCTTTTAAATCAACCAGATATTGAACTGTGTGAATATCTGAAAGGCCATATGCATAATCATCAAATGGGTTATTCTTCAATTCTATAATTTCTTCTTCTTCGAATCTAACATTTTCTGAATCAGCCCCTGTATCTTGGTAGTAATACATAATCTGGCCGTTCTCGTCTCTTTGAACATACATATTCTGTGATGACCTTAAAACCAAATTATCATCAGTCCACTCCAGATATCCAGTTCCAAAAATGCGAGCATTGCGTAACCAGCTGTAAATTGTCAGTTCGACATTAATATCATTAAAAAGTTTAGTAATGCGTTCTCTTTCTTCTTCGTCGTCTGTAACAATGTCATAACCGTCTTTTACTGCATAAATGCAGGGTAAATCGATAAGTGTTCGTATTAATGGGTCCGATAAATAAATATCCATATATCGGCGGTTATCCCCAATTTGGGGTTCGAAGTCTCTGCCGAATCTACTTTTATTCAACTTGATTCTTCTTATTATACCTTCTCCGAAACTTCGAGGGGCATCCTTCTTGTAAGGAGGATTACTCCCCGTTTGGGCAAATTCTCGCCTTTTGAAAGGCCAAAAATCTTTTAGAGCCATTACTACCTATATTTAAAGTGATAAAATGATATTTAAAGATTGCGCTACATACCTCTAGGCAAATTTTTCTTTCTTCCCATCCCTTTTGCTCCCATATGTGTGGTCGCAAAAGCCTGTGCTGGAGCCCCAGAACGGTACGGACCTCCCTTACTCAAAGTAATAGAAGTGAAAGAAGAATCTCCGGGTAACATAGATAGAGAAGCGTGGATACCCATAGCAGAGCTATCACAATAATCATCGTGTTTTCCAGAGGGTGCAGAAATCTTTTCTGTCTTGTTTGCTGCATCCATTACATATTCTATTTCGATATGTTCTCTATACCATTTCCATACTAGTTTAGCTTGTTCAGGGGGTAATCCGTCAGGATTGGGAATTCTCACCGCTCCCTTTTGAACGAAGGATACCATATCCCTGTATATTAAAGTTTTACTACCTTTAGGTCCCCCCGTAAAAACAAAAGGTAAAAAATGAATAGAGAGAGGAATACACTCTGCTCTTATTTCTGTCTCAAACGCCCCACCAATCCCCGTAGCATCCAAGATAACGCGAATAGCATTAAAGATTTTCGCCACTTCCATAATACGTCGGCGCTGGTATGGTATATCGTGACCGCCTGATTTAGGACCAATTTCTTCCAGATAGATAAGTCGTGTAATATTTCCGTCATCGGACTTCTCGGTACGCCATACACTGATAACAGTGCTATTAACAGATTTACCAATGTCAACAGCGACACAATTATTAGTGCCCACTTCTCCTCCGGCTGCAATGGCTTCGGGTGTGGTGAGCTCATAGTCATCGAAACAACCTCGAATTTGCTCTGTGGTAAATACATTAGAAACGCTTTCTACAAATTCACACTCATATTCCGTCCGCCAGTATAAAGAGTCTTGGCCCCACTCCAGCATTTTAGTAAGCATCTCTTCCTCATCATACGGTGGACTATATGCATCTCCTTTTATAACCGCATCTTTCCAAGTATAATGTAAGCGTGTGAAAGAGTCAGCATAATTTTCGTCGTATAAATAGCGGTGCATATGGTTCTCTTTACTCTTAGGGGTTCCTAAGTTTATAAAGGGGGCTTTATTCGCTATAATACAAGGCTCAACATTGTCCACAAACAAAGTGTCCGCGATAAGTGGACTCTCATCTACAATTAAAAAAGTCGGGTGCTGCCCGCGTATTGCCTGTCCTTGATTCGTAGGTGCAATCGGGGAGCGCCTAAGCATAGTACCGCCCTTTAATTTAATGTGCGGCTTATTATGCAACTTATAGTTTTGCACTAAAGAACTAAGAAAGGAATTATCTTGGAAATGTCTTAATACATAATTAAAGATAAGAGCTGCTTGATCTTCTGTGGGTGCAATAACAAATACCATATCGCGGAATCGTTTAAAAAACATATAGACGACAACAGCCACAGAAAGAGCCCACGATTTTCCGCTGCCACGCGGCGCCAAGATTGCCATCTTTCTTTGAAGGGAAGGGTCTCCTTCTGGATAAGTTAAAGATTTAGTAATGATTTCTAGCTGAAGGGGCCGAAGACGAAGCGGCCTTTTATGGTTGTCAACCAGATAAGTTTCACAGAACGCTTCGATAAGTTTTTCCATTTTCTTTTCATCACACCTCACCCTGTCAAAGAATTTTTCGAGCTGCCTGGAATCGAAAGCGTTACGCCCCGTCAGTACTGTCTTTAGATTCTTTGTCTCGTTCTTTACTTGACTCATCTAAACCTCCTAAGAAATCCATAAATGTTTCTGTCTTTTTCTCGACTAGAGTGGGAACTTCAATCTTAAGTGCGCGGAATTCAGTATGTATATCCTTAACAATCTGATTGCGCTGTTTTAATAAATCATTTCGTAATTCCATATCACGAATGTGGGTTGTAATCTCTTCCCATAAAATATCTTCAAGTGCAAGATTACGAGCAAGTAATATCACCAATTCACGATGACGCTCATACTCTCCTTCCCCTACTCGCTCTCGGAGTCGGGTCTCATAATCTTCAACTGATTCTTTCATTTCTTCTTTTTGGAAGTCTTTTTCTTTCTGGCAGAAGGTCTGAGCTGCGGGTATTTTCTATATACCGCTGCTCTGATACCAGCAGGTCTTGGCGCATTATGTGCCAGCTTCAAAGCTGATTTCGCACGCGCTAAACTATTAATTGGAAAACTACCAGCAGGGGCTCCCCCTGATGGACCAGCAAAGGCTTTAACTCCTTTGTATTTACCTACATTAGAACCGCCCTTTCTTTTTCGGGCAGCAGCCTGTTTTCTCTTAGCTGCAGTTTTTTTCGCTGGTTTCTTCTTATAAGCCATAGTACCTACGTTCCATCGCCTTGAGAGTTTTGATAACCAGAATTTGTTTGTATGTTAGAACTCTTGTAGTTGCTTTTATCATCGATAAAGTCAACATTGAGAGTATCAGGTGTTGATGTTCCATCCATATAACGCATTTCTTTAGGATTTTTTATATCCTTATACGATGTGATAGGTTTCTTATAATTCATCTCATCTATCTCTGCTCTATCTGGTTTTGGAAAATCGAGCTTCATATCAGGATTATTCCCGTGAAAGTGCTCTCCCTTTAACAAATCTTCTTTTTCTGCCATATTTATTCCTCCTTACAATCACAGTTTTCATCTGTGCA